GACGTAGATCATGTTATAGATGCTTACAGACTTACTGTTGACAATGTGAGTGGTGAGTTTAAGGTTGATGAGGTTGTTACAGCATCAGGTGGTGGATATGCTAAGATTCTTGAATGGGATAGTAAAGATAGACATCTTTATATTGGATCATTCTTAGAAGGTACAATCTCTGGTGGTGAAACAATTACAGGTCAAACAGCAGGTGCAGCAACCATTATTACTGGTGGTGTTAGCAAGAAATTTGATTGGTATACACATCCTGCAAACGTTGAGATTCTTAGAAATGCAAGGTTAATTAGTTCTAGTGTTCAAGATCAATTAATAGGTCAAAACGTTGGATATAATTTCCCAGAAGATTTAACTGGAGGCGGTAATGTTCTTACTAATGTAACAATATCAACAGACGTAACTGCTGCTCCTGATAATGCAATTACTGCTGATAAGATTGTAGCAACATCAACTGTAGGTACTCATATATTACATAACAATTACAGTTTGAATGCGTTTGAAACATTTGACTCTGGTAACGTCACCTTTGATACTGATGGAGAAACATTTGATACTGGACAAGTAGGTACAGCAGAAAGTCAGCAGTTTACATACTCCATATTCTTGAAGCAAGGTGAATATACTAAGGCACGTTTCCAAGTATCTCTAGATGAAGATACTCCTCAGAGACAGCAAGCATTCTATGATATTGATTTAACAAATGGAACTACAGGTAGTATATTCCAACCTCAAGGTGGTTTACAGATAGATGCATCTGGTGTTATACCTTATGGTGGAGGATGGTATAGAGCATTTATTACAGTTACATGTTCATTCGGTTTCCAACAACTCCGTCAAATGGTTCAAATTAAAAATGCTACTGGTCAAACTAGTTTTGGTGGTAATGGAACTGATGGTTTATTTGCATGGGGACAGAAATTAACTAAGGGATTAATTGATCCTTATGCTGCTACATCTGGTGAAGTATTCTATGCTGATACAGAATACAACATTAAGACATATACTATCAATAAATTAGAAGGATGGATATATGATGCATTGAAGGATCAGTTAATTAATCCTTCTCCTGAGTCAGGATTCGTACCTTACTTTAGTGATGCTGATGCAGAAAATTATCATCCAGATTCAATTCATAGATTAGTAAGATATAGTTTAGATATTATCCGTAATCAATTATTGAATAGCACTTACTACACTGATATTATTGTTCAAAATGGTATAGTAAGTCCAACTAAAGATTATGGAACATTTGATATTCCTGTTGGATTAGCAGGTGGTCTAAACAACGCTGATTACTTATATGGTCTAGCATCTGGTTCATACGCTGAACTAGAGAAAGTAACCATGAATGAAGGTGAAATTGTTCAGATTTATCAGAGATTCCGTATTGATGGTAATATTGTTGATGGTCCTTTCTTCATGAATGAAGTAGTTGAGAAACAAGGTGATAACACAGTTACTGGTGTTGTATATGGATTCTTTGAAGATGATAACTTTAAGTATCTTGATGTTGCTGTAACTGGTGGAACATTCTCAGTATTAGATTATGTTGTTGGTGCAACTAACGCAACAACTGCTCAGATCAATGCTATTGAAGATAGAATACAGGTTACTGATCTTATAGGAGAATTTACAGATAATATTCCATTCAAAGGATATGACACAGGTGAAACTGCAATCCCAACTGGATTCTTAAAAGCACAAGCTGCTGTTACAGATAATAGTGGTGGTAAATTAACTGTTGACACTGAAACACTCATAGGTACATTTGAAACCACTGCTACAATATTCCCAGAACAATCTAAATTATTCCTTGATGTTGCCAGATATGATGGATTAGATACCTTAATAGGTTACAGAATATCATCTGCAGGACATACAAGAATTGGTATTTCAATTCAAAATAACAAGAACGTATTTACAGTTGGTAATAGACTTAATAAGATTACTAATGGTGTTATTGATCCTAATAACTATGGTATTATTACAGAACTTGATCTTGACAATAACGTCATATACTACATTCTTGCAGCAGGTAGTATTACTAATGGTGATCAAGTTGGTGACTTTGGACCTGCACCAGATCCACTCAATCCATTAGGACACGCAGTAATTAATACTAAGTTAGATGTTGCAGGTGCTGCTACTGCATTGATTCAAGACATTAAAGATGTTGGTGTTAATAAGAGATTCTATCTAACAGATGTTCGTGGAACATTTAGTGGTAGAGATGGAATCTTCAGTAAAGATGGTTACAAGGCAGCGATCATAACTAAGACTGATCTTAAGGGACGTGTAGAACGTGCATTTAGAGGATTCGATGGAGTTCAAACTAACTTTAAGTTAACTATTGAGAATGGAACTAAGTACTTCCCTGATCCTGCAGGACATATGTTGATCTTTATCAATGGTGTTCTACAACCACCAGGTTCAGCAAATGCTTATACAGCATTCTCAGATAACATCCAGTTTACTGAAGCACCTGATCTTGGAGCATCATTTACAGGATTCTATGTTGGTAAACTAAGACAATTAGATGATATATCATTTGAGTTTGATTCATTACGTCAGTCATTCAACTTGAAACGTGACGATGTGTTCTACTCATTGACACTGACTGATGGTGTTCAATCTTCTACAATCTTACCAGAAAATAATATCATTGTTTCACTCAATGGTGTTATACAGGAACCAGGCGTTGGTTTTGAATTGGTTGGTTCTAGAATTATATTCTCTGAAATTCCTCGTGTTGGATCAACCTTCGTTGCCTTCTCCTACGTTGGTTCTGAAGCGGACGTAGACGCTGCTGAGGTTGTACCTCCAATCGAAGTTGGTGACTTTATTGATATACAAGGTGAGACTGAAGATAGACAGGTTGCTGTTATTGAATCTTCTAACTCCTTGATTACATTCGACTATCTTGGATCTGTATTTGGACAGAATGCAAAAGCATCTGCCACACTAACATCTGGAACTATTGATAGGGTTCAAGTTACAGCAGGTGGATCTGGTTACACAACTAGACCAAATGTAAGGGTTGACTCTATATCTGGATTTGATGGAAACATTCGTGCACTCGTCGGGGTTGCAGGTGTTGAAGTCAGTAACGTTGGTTCTGGATATCAAAACCCTGTAGTTTCTGTTGAAACTGTAGTCCCCGATGACTGGACTGCTCCTGACTTAAGTCTATACGGAGAAGAACCAGTTGACCCCGAAACCCCATAAATAACTAAAAAAATAGCGAACAATGGCTAAACAAGTAATCGGTCTTGGATCTGCTGCTAATGATAACACAGGTGATACTCTTCGTGCAGGTGGTGATAAGGTTAACGACAATTTCAGTGAAGTTTATACTGCTTTAGGTAATGGAACAGACCTAACGATAACTCTTGCCAATCCTGGCGTTAATCAGGTGTTACGTTATAATGGATCTACTTTTACTCCTTCAGATTATAGTACTCTGACTTCTTCATTAGATGTAAATGGTAATACAATAATTTCTACATCAAACGGTAATATCCCTATTGCTCCAAATGGAACTGGTAATGTTACCATTGCTGCAGGTGGTGTAACTAATACTTTTAACGGAACTACTGGTAATGTTGATTTCCCAACTTCTATTGCATATAAGAATGAGTATACAGCAATAGGATCAGCACCTTCTGCCTCATCATATACAGGTTATTTCTTTACAGTTGATGGTGATGATAATCCATATGTAAATATCAATATTACTGCAGGTGGTGTTGGAGATACAAGAGCAAAAATTTTAACAGAGTACTCTAGTCTTGGACAAGTTGGAGATGTAGATACAACAACAAATGCTCCTACTAATGGACAATTATTAAAGTGGAATACATCAGATGGTAAATGGGCACCTGCTGATGATCTAGCTGGTGCAGGATCTCAGAATTTATGGGAATCTATTGTTGCCGATACAGGAACAGCAACTGCTGATTCTGCAACTGATTCATTAACAATAGCAGGTGGAACTGATATAGGAACTAGCATAACTGGTGATACAGTAACTATCAATTATACTGGAACTCCTGTAACTTCATTTGCTGCATTGACTGATACAGACCTTTCTGGAATAGTAAAGGGTGACTCAGTTTATTGGAATAATACTGATTGGGTTGTAGCTAGAAGTCCTGTTATTTGGTGGAACTTAAACTCTGTTGGTGGATCTGATTATACTTTCTCTGGTCCTGGTTTTACTGGTGCTGTAAATGACCCAACTCTTTATGTTTATAGAGGGTTTACATATATCTTTGATAACTCAGTTCAAGGTGGTGCTCATCCATTTAGGATTCAAAGCACACAGGGTTTAACTGGAACTCCATATACTGCAGGTCAGTCAGGTAGTGGATCTAATATTTTATATTGGACAGTTCCGTTGGATGCTCCTGCGGTTTTATATTATCAGTGTACACTTCATTCTGCCATGCAAGGCACAATTAACGTAGCGGTATAGTAAATGACAAGAACAGTTCCTGGTTCTGGTGCCGTCATTGAACCAATATTTGATGAGATTTTTGGAGTTCGTGCGGTAGAAGTTTTAGATGGTGGTAGTGGATACACAACATCCGATCCCCCTCGTCTTACTATAACTGGTTGTGGAACTCCAGATGTAGAAGCATTGTTGTATCCAATTATTGATGATGAGTCAGGAAGAATTATACACGTTAGAGTTCTTAGTAGAGGTAGAGGATATGATCCATTAAGATTACAGATCATTCCAGAACAAGAAACTCCTAATGTTGTAACGTCATTTGATATAAAAAGAATATTTCAATCACATCCTAATAGTCCTACTACAGCAGCATTTACAGATGATAGACTCAGAATAGTATCTGATAATCATCCTAAACCATCTCAACATTTCTTGACTGAAAGAGAACCAGGTGGTTCTGATACAATAGTTGATAGATCTTTTGATCAGACTTTTATCTATAGAGGTGGTAAAGATGTTCCTCATCCAGACGCTGCTAATAGACAATATCAAGGTGATAAAGCCATGGGTATCATGGCAAATGGTGTTTTACTTCATACACCTGAGTGGGGACAAGATGGAAATCCACCACCAGGATTTACTATTGATGCTGTAAAATATCCTTACATAAAAAATAATAACGCTTATGATGCTGTACTAGATAATCAAGTTTATTACTATAAAACAAATAGACTTATAAACGAATGGAATTTAGATAATGGTGTATTTGATTGGGGTAGAATAAGACAGTTTGTTTGGCAAGTTAAAACAGAACATGATAATGTTTTAATAGACTTAGCGAGTTTAGATCAGACTATAGGTTCAGTTGAAATAGGTAGAGTTGTTGATTGTATTACTTCTACTGCAAAAGGTGAAGTAGCAAAAATTGTTAAAGATAATTTAGGTAATCCTACAAAAATATATTTAAGAAATCTTACTGGTGTTCCTTTCCAAGAAAATGATGTATGTTTAGGTGCTAATGGATTCCAGTTTAGAGTATCAGGTATTCCTAGAACATTTGAGACTGGTATATTCTATATTGAGTTTGGAGAAGAAGCACATGAATTTGGTCCTTTCTCACCTGGCACATTTTATTTTGCTCCAGAAGGAATCAAAGTTCAAAGAAATTATTTAATTATTTGGGATCAAAGTCATCCATCTAACGGTGGACAAGGTGGAATGCCACACCCAATGAGATTCAGTACAACTGCTGATGGAACTCTTAATGGTGGAACTTTATATTATAACAGCACTGGTGTTACACAAGCACCTGCTGCTGATTACGAGGATGAATATAAAGCATTATTCTTAATGAATGCTGATGAGAATAATAAAATTTATTATCATTGTGCATTTCATCGTTATATGTCTGGATATCTTGGTGATGAAGGTTACATGGAACTTGCATCAGATGTAGATCCTGACCCAATGGTTAATACTTATTATTTTAAAGAGTATTATCAAAGTAATACAAATGATCCTAATACCATTGATTATAGTAGACATCCTGATGGACACTCTAAAATATTGGGTATGTCTTTTGATGGATATCCCATCTATGGTCCTTGGGGTTATAATTCAACTGGAGCTACTGCTAGAGAAGTCTCAGGATATAGATTAAAAACAACTGCTGAGTTACCAGGTAATCGTCCTGATGTTAATACAGTTTCTACTGTAACATATGCTGTAACTGTATCAAACGGAAAATTTCAATTTGATGGAAGTAGACCTGCATTTTTAACATTAGAAAGAGGTAAGACATATATCTTTAATCAAAATGATGCATCAAACAATAGTAATCATATATTTGTCGGTACATCTGAGGATGGATGGCATGTAGGTTCACCTCCTATTATTGGAGATACATCATATCTTTTACCAGGCACTCATGTAACTTACTGGATTGATGGTGCTCAAACTACTTACAATACTTACATCTCTGCTTTTAATACTGCAACAACAAGAGAAACTAGATTCCATGTTCCTGTTGATGCACCTATAGCATTATATTTGTTTGGATACTCTGTAGCAGATACAGGAATAAGATGTGTTATTGAGGGTTATGTACTTGGTGATTTAACTGAAGATTATATACATGATTCAAGTGTTGGAACTCTTGATGCTTATAATGGTAAGTTCGGTCCTACTCCAGAATATCCTAACGGAACCTATGCATATTATATGACAGAAGATAGTTCTTCTGTTCCTACGTATCCTTACGCTATAGGTAATAGATTTTATGGAACTCCATTATTTGAAGGTGATGATGTTCCTGCACAAGTAGATACATTCCCTGCAGGTGCTGCAGGTGATGTTGTTCTAAACGCTAGTGGACAAATAGCATACATTAGAATGACAAAGTTTGGTGATAATTATTTCGGTCCTGCACAAGCAAAAATATTAGGTGGAGAAGGAACTGGTGCATTGGCAAGTCCTATTGTACAAACAGTTACTGGTTTATCATTATTAAATTCTGGTAGAGAGTATGCTACACCTCCAACACTTATATTTGAAGGAGGTGGAGGTGGTGTTGGTGCTGAAGGTGCTGCTGAGATTGATACCTTCGGTAAAGTTACTTCTATTAATATTGTTGATGAAGGTGAGTTCTATCAGGAACCTCCTTATGTGTTAATTACAGGTGGTGGAGGTATTGGTGCTAAAGCGGTTGCTAGAATTGATCAGGGTGTAATTGTAGGAATTGATGTTACAGATTCTGGTTCTGGATATATCAATCCACCAAATATTGTATTTACTAAACTTGTTAATTTAAAACGTAAGACAAGAGCAAGACAGTCTTATAACTCTCAAGCAATTTACTTAACTGGTCTCGTAAAAGATTTAGCTGCATCAGATACAGAAATATTTGTTGATACTACTACAGGTTTTCCTGGTTCTGGAGAACTGATTGTAAACACTGAAACGATTACTTATACTGGTAAATCAACTGGTAAGTTCTTTGGTTTGACAAGAGGTGTAAACTTTAACTATGACCAGAGAATTATATTAGATGCAACTCAGAACAACCAACAGGATATATCAACATACAAGTTTAATGTTGGTGATAGAGTTATTCGTAGAATTGATAATGCAAATAATAAAGTTGCAAAGGTATATGACTGGAATCCTCAAACTAGAGAACTATTAGTAACATTTGAAGTTGATGAATTAGCATTCATTGATGGTGGTATTCCATCAACTTTAGATGCTATTGTACAGTTTGATGCAGGTGTTGCTGCTAGTGCAAGTAATGCTTTTGATCCTCATCAAATTACTTTTGCTGCAAATGAAGATATTATAACTTTGACTGATCCTATAGGTAGAATTTTAGATACTAAATTTGTTGATGTTGCAGAAAATGCAGGAGCTGGTGACGGTATTCCAGATTTATTTAATACAGGTACTGATTATGAAAACCAGATAGCACTAGATGGTGGTATTTACAATTCATTATATGGTATTGAAGAAACTCAAGGTGGAACTAATACTACTCTATTTGCAGTTGCTGATCAGGTCAAAGATGGTTCTATACCATTTAAGTATGCAACTGTAGAAACTGCAGGAACACTAACTGATGGTGTAGATCATTCTGCAAGATTAAATGTATATGTAGATCTAAATCAAGGTAATGGACAAAATTATGTTGTCAATGATCTAGTGACAGGTGATATATCTGGTGTAAGAGGAACTGTTCTTGGATGGGATCCTACTACTGGATTACTAGAAGTTGGTAATGTAACTCCATTCAATACTGGTAATATCAATATAGGTATTGCAGGTTACTTCTATGAGTTCTCTGCTAGAGAAACAGTGATTGATTTCATTGTTCAAAATCCAGGTACTAACTATACTGCACCTCCTTCGGTAACAGTAGAGAACATTGGTGATATACAAGCAACAGCAAGTGTTAACATGACTGCTGCAGGTGACCAAGTTGCTTCACTAACAATCACAAATGGTGGTTATGGTATTGCACAAAATATTGATGAAAGTTTTGTAACACATCCGACAGTTACATTTACTAATAATGCTAGTGATAGCACAGGATCTGGTGCTGTTGCTCAAGCAGTTCTTGGTGGAGAACGCATTGCAGGTAATACTGGTGCGAGTTATAGGATCAAGAGAATTGAATATCAAGCACAACTCCAGTCTAAGGAGTAGTCGGAATCCGCATAAATAAACAGGAGGACAATAGTCTTAGAAAATGGCAGCTCTATTAACTGATCAATTTAGAATTTTTTCAGCACAAAAATTTATTAAGGCTCTTGAAGGTCCCGTTGCAACTCAAAGTGATGATGATGCAGGGGCTACGAGGGACAGGTTATATCTTTTCATAGGTAGACCACAAAGTTGGGATAATGAAAACTCACCACCACAGGCAGTGGATTCATTTGCCGAATTTTCTGGTGCATATGATGATATGGTTTCAATGAAGCGTGTGCTGGCTTCCGATACTGTGCAGGTTGTTCGTAGAATTGACTGGGTTTCCCCAGAACAAACTACTGGTGGATTAGGTTTTACCTATGACATGTATCGTCACGACTATTCTCCAAGTAAAACTGCTGCCTCTGGTGCTACTAAATTATATGATTCTGATTTTTACGTTGTAAACTCTCAGTATCAAGTATATAAGTGCATCTATAATGGAACTTCACCCTCAGATCCAAATGGAAAACCTTCTACAGTGGAACCTACAGGTACTTCTACTTCAATTATCACTACTGGTGATTCTTATCGTTGGAAATACATGTATACCATCCCAGTAGCATCGGTTCTTAAGTTCTTCTCGAACGATTATATGCCTGTATTCACAAATGCTGCTGTAAAAACAAACGCAGTTGCAGGTGAAATTGATACTGTTGTTATCAATGCTGCAGGTTCTGGTTATAACAATGGAACTTATGATAACGTTGCTATTAATGGTGATGGAACTGGTGGTCGTGTTTCACTAGTTGTAGATGGTGGTAAAATTATTTCTGCTACTGTTACATCTGGAGGAACAGGATATACCTTTGGTAAAATCTCTGTTGATAACGTTACTGGTATTGGAACAGGAACTGGTGCTCAAGTGGATGTCATAATTCCACCACCAGGCGGTCACGGTGCTGATTCTGTTGTAGAACTTGGTGCGTTCCGAGTTATGATTAACGCTAAACTTTCATATGATGAAGGTGCAGGTGACTTCCCAGTTGACAACGACTATCGTCGTATTGGTTTAATAACAAACCCTTTAAAATTTGGAACCGAGGAATTAATTTCAGACTTGACTGTATCTGCTACTAAGGCAGTTATATTCTCACCTACATTCCAAGGTAACTACGTTCCTGATGAAATTATTACACAAACAAGAGTTGTTGGAGGATCTAACGTTACTGCTCGTGCTCGTGTTATTTCATGGAATGCAACTACAAAACTATTAAAGTACTATCAGAACGCTGTAGATGGTATCTTCCCAGAAGTTACAGGAACACAGAATGAATTTGATGGTTCAAACGTGATTAATGGTGCTACATCTGGTGCTGCAGGGCAACCCGATGTTAACTTCCCCGCCATCCCAAACTCTTCTTCTAGAACAATTAACAATACTGAGTATGACTTAGGTATGAAGTTTAACAATGGTTATGCTAAACCCGAAGTTTCCTCAAGTAGCGGTGACGTTGTTTACATAGATAATAGGAGATCCATCAGTCGTGCAAACGACCAAGTAGAAGATATTAAAATCGTAATCGAGTTCTAATGGCACAAAATACTAATCTAAACGTAACACCGTATTACGACGACTTTGATAAAGCAAAGAATTTTTATCGAGTATTGTTTCGTCCTGGTTTTCCAATACAGGCAAGAGAACTAACACAGTCTCAATCAATTCTACAAAATCAGATTGAGAATATGGGAACCCATCTATTTAAAGATGGTTCTATGGTTATACCTGGTCAAGTTGGTTATGACTTGAATGTAGATGCCATAATGGTTCAAGAGTCTTTCTTAGGTGCAGACGTAGAGAGTTATAGAAATCAGATTACAGGAAAAATTATTACAGGTTTGACATCAGGTGTTAAAGCAAAAGTGCTTTATAGTATTTCATCTGCTCAGTCAGACAAAGGATATATTACACTGTATATTAAGTACATTGAATCAGGTGGAGAAGATAATAATCAAACTACATTTACTAATAATGAACAGTTAATTACAGATACAGAAATAACTTTTGGAACCACTCTTATTGAAGTAGGATCACCATTTGCACAATTACTACCTACAGCAGCAACACAAGTTGGATCTGTAGCATATGTGCAGGAAGGTGTTTACTTTATTAGAGGTTTCTTTGTAGACGTTCCTTATCAGTACATTCTCCTTGATCAATATGGAAGTAACCCCAAATACAGAATCGGACTTGAGATCCTTGAATCAATCATCACCCCAGAAGATGACTTATCACTCAATGATAACGCTGCAGGAACATCTAATTATGCTGCTCCTGGTTCTCACAGGTTCAGAATAACAACTAACCTTGTCAAGAAATTACTTACAGACGAGGCAGATAAAGACTTTATTGAATTACTACGTATCAATGGTAATAAAATTGAGAAATTAGTTGATCGTAGTGCATATGATGAACTAGAAAAATCTCTTGCAACTAGAACTTACGAAGAATCTGGTGACTATGTTGTTAGTGATTTCCAAATTAATATGAGAGAGAACCTAAATGATGGGTTCAATAATGGTGTTTATGAATCAGGTGATACAACTGCTCAAGGTAATAGTGCTGCAGAAAGCATGTATGCTATTGAGTTTGGTCCTGGTACTGCATATGTTAGAGGATATAGACTTAAAACTTTATCTCCAACTTATGTTGACTTAGCAAAACCAAGAGATACAGAAGCTGCTCAGAACACAATTATACCATTTACATTAGGTAACTACTCTAAGATTCAAAATCTATATGGATTTGTTAATACAGCAGGTTCTACTATTGGTAATGCATATCAGACAGTAGAATTACATGATAGATTTACAGCAACACCAGGTGATGCTGTTGGTAATTTAATTGGATATGCACGTGTAGCATCTCTAGAATTTTTACAAGATCCTGATAGTAATTTTGGTGATGCTGATGACAAATATAATATGCATTTGTTTGATGTTCAAATGTTCACTGTATTACATTTGGCAAGTGCACAAACAATTAGTACTGGTGCTGCTGATCAAAGAGGAACTTTAGTTGTTGGTAAATCATCAGGTGCAAGAGGATATCTAATTGATAACGTTGCTTCTGCTACTCACTTAAATCTTTATCAAGTTGAAGGAAACTTCCAGAAAGGTGAGATGGTAACTGTAGATGGTTTGAACTTAGATACTATCACTAACATGCACCAATATGTGTATTCAGATACTAGACAGGTTCTTGCTAGAGATGAAAATACAAATGCTGTTGAATTTACTGCAGATATTATACTAGAAGATCTTAAGTTTGTTCAAGGTGCTACATTCACTTATGATGCTACAAGTAGTAATGAAAAAATTACTGGTTTAAATTCAAACTTTGCTGCTGATTTAAGACCTGGCGATAGATTATATTTCTCTGAAACAAAATATGTTGATGTAGATTTTGTTGATCCTACAAACTTAGCATCATCTAATAATTCAACAATCTTTACTTACTCTACTCAAGTAGTAAACGTTACACCTGGTGCAGGTGCTGCAGGTCCTACTGGAGGAACTTATAATACAATCCTACGTTACAGAGCAAAACTTTGGGAAACAGAGAAGGCAACACTTCTTAAGCAAATGCCTAAACCATATGTTAAGAGCATCTCTGATGAATCTATGGTTGTTAGAAGAACTTTTGATAACCAAACTGTTGCTGCAAACGCTATATCAATTACTCTACCTGAGAATGAACAGTTCCAAGCAATTACAAACTCTGCATATTCATTCACAGTTATGGGTAGTACATCATCTGCATATCCTGTAGGTGCACAAATTCCTATTGATACTGTAAATACTGGTGCTATTGGTTATACAACATTTACATCTGCTGATAGAACTACAATTCAGATAACAAACTTAGATGTAACAGGTGATGCAGGTGCAATTACATCTGTTAAAGTTACAGCATCTGTTTCTAAGAACGTTACTGCTAAGAAAACAAAATCACCTTATAACATGTTTGTATTGAAGGTGAATCAAACTGTTTCTAATTTAGATAAGCAAAATTATGGTCTTACATATTCTGGAGTATACGGAACTAGAATTGAAGATGTAGATCTATCATTAGGTATAACAGACGTATTTAATATACATGCTGTATATGAGTCACTAGATGACGCTGATCCTATTCTTCCATCTATTACTTTAGTTGAACCAACATTCTTTGAAACTAAGAGTATTGTTACAGGTAAAACATCTGGTGCGAGAGCAAGAGTTGTTGACTTTAACTCAAGTACTTTAAAACTATCCATAGTTTATTTGAGTGGACAATTCATATCTGGTGAAACAGTTGATGGATTTAATAGTAGTAATATTGCTATTCAAGGTATTATTAATGACTCTGTAGGATCTATTGTTGCAGGATCTAAAGTTATTACAGATCGTTATGAATTAGAAACTGGTCAAACAGGATTTATCTATGGTATATCTAAACTTGTAAGAAAGAAAGGTGTTGCAAAACCAATTAGAAAACTAAAAATTGTTTTAGATTACTATTCTCACGCTGCAACTGGAGATTACTTTGCAGGTCAATCATATTTGGATACTCCATATGCAGAAGTTCCTTATTATCAAGAAAAATTCCTACCTGATTTCTTAGACTTTAGACCAGGCGTTAAAAACTTATTTACAGGAACTGGAACAGTTTCATCTCCTGCATATGTTAATGCTGCTACACTAGACTTCAAGCATAGAACATTCCCAACTGCAGGTAGTCCTGCTGCTACATTGTTTGACGTACCTAAAGTCAATAGTGATTTCAGATGTGACTTTGATTGGTATCTTCCTAGAGTTGATAAGTTATACTTACTACCTACTGGAGAGTTCCAAGTTGTTAAAGGTAAGTCAGAACAAAGACCTTCTCCTCCAGACGATCTACAAGATGGTATGTTACTAGCAACATTGCTACACGCACCATATGGTTTTGATCCTGCATCTGATGTTGTTATACAGAAATCTGATAATAGACGTTACACAATGCGTGACATTGGTAAGATAGAAAAACGTCTTGATCAAGTTGAATACTATACATCTCTTAATATGTTAGAGAGTGATACATTCAACGTTGAAATTACTGATGCATCTGGTAAGAATCGTTTAAAGAATGGATTTATTGTAGATGATTTTACAGATCATTCTAAGTCAAGTACAACTAACCCAGATTTTGCTGCTGCATTAAGTTACTCTGATGGAACAGCTCAACCTTCACACTATACTACAAATACAGCATTATTAATAAATGAGTCTTTATCTCAAGGTTATAGAAAAACAGGACCTCTGATTACATTACCATATGAAGAAATACCATTAATTACACAATCATATGCATCTCGTGTTGAGAACGTTAACCCATTCAACGTATTTACATACATTGGACGTATTGACCTAACACCTGCTAGTGATGACTGGGTAGATACAAATCGTCTTCCTGTTAATGTCATTGACGTTGAAGGTGATTTTGAAGCAACTAGCAGATCTATGAATGTAGATCAATCTGGTTTTGCTCCTATTCAATGGGGTTCATGGAATACTAACTGGAGTGGAGAATCTGCAGGTGCATGGAGTAGATGGAGAGAACATACATTTGCTAACTTTGTTCGTGGTAGAGGTCGTCGTGTTATGGGATCAAGAACCATTACGACTACAACTAACCAGACTAGAAGAGGTATTAGAAGTAGAGTAGTTCCCAGAATTGATCGTCAATCTATGGGTGATAGAACTGTATCTTCAACTTCTATTCCTTGGATACGTTCTAGAAATATTGATGTAACTGTTGCTAGAATGAAACCAAGAACTACATTCTATTCATTCTTTGATGGAACTAAGATTGGTGATTATATGATGCCAAAAGTTCTTGAAGTTATTAAAGATCCTTCTACAGATAGTAGAACAAACTCAACACCATTTGTGATTGGTGAAACAGTTAGAGGTCTAACAAGTGGTGCTAGATTTAGAGTTTCTGCACCTAACGACTTCTTTACATGGAATCCATATGATGATACTGATATGCCTTCATCATATTCTTCAACTACAAACTTTATTAATGTTGATACAGACTCTCTTGCTGCACAGGCAGTTGGACAATATTACGGTAATATTCAAGTAGGTGAAGTACTAGTTGGAACATCAGGTGCACGAGCAGTTGTGCGTGATCGTAGATTAATGACTGATAGATTAGGACAATGGAAAGGTTCACTATTCATTCCTCCTCCTCAAATTAGTACAAATCCACGTTGGCAAACTGGTAGTAGATTATTAAGGTTAACTACACATCCAGAAGATGCTAGAACTGGTGGAGCAGTTGCTTCTGCTGCACAAACAGAATACGCTGCAAAAGGAACTTTAAATACATTACAAGAAAACGTTCTTGCTATTAGAAACGCAGACATTGTTCAAGATACAGTAACACAAGATAGAACAGTACAAACAACTAGAACTGAGACACGTCAGGTTGGTTGGTGGGATCCACTTGCTCAATCATTCTTGGTTGATGAAGAAGGTGGTGTATTCTTAACTTCTGTTGATGTTTACTTTAACTCTAAAGATGGCAACATTCCTATCTCAATGCAGATTAGAACAATGTCAAATGGTTATCCAACAACATCTATTCTTCCTTTCTCTGATGTTACAGTAACTCCTGATACTATTCAGACATCTGAAACTGGTGCTATAGCAACTAAGTTTACGTTCCAAGCACCTGTTTATATTCCACAGTCTATTGAGCATTGCTTTGTTCTATTCTCAGACTCTAATGAATATCAGGTTTGGATTTCTAGAATGGGTGAATTAGATATTACTGGAGACAGAACTATATCTGAGCAACCATATGCAGGTGTGTTATTCAAATCACAAAACGCATCTACTTGGACTGCTGACCAGTATGAAGATCTTAAATTTGTTATTTACAAAGCGGTATTCGATACTAGTACTGTAAGTCAATTAACGTTGAACAATGCTCCTCTAGACTTAGGTAATGGTGGTAAGATTGTATTGAGAACTGATCCAGTACAAACATATCAACCAGAGTTACAACTAGTAATGAATGCTGTAAACAGTGTTTTACCTTATACAGTTGGTGCTCGTGTGTATCAGAAAACAACTCTTGCACAAGGAACAGTTAAGGAAGTTACAGACAGTAATGCAGGTGTTCTTCTAACTATCAATGATATATCAGGAACATGGCAAGCAGGTTCATCAACTGGTGGAACAATTATTAATAGATTAGTATCTTCCAAGACTACTGCTACTATGACAGTAAGTAGTGCATCTGGTGACTTTACAGTTGGAGAAACTATTACAGGTAACAGTGCTTCTGCTCCAACTGCAGAGGTTGTTAGTTGGACAGATAATGGTGGAGGAAATGGATCGTTAACACTTAAGTATGTGTCAACAACCTTTACTACAACTACAGAACAAATTAGTGGTGGAACATCTGGTAAAACTGCTACTGTTGCAAGTATCAGTTATGCAGGTGATAACGTATCTTCTGGAACTGTTCAAGATGCTTTCCCAAGTAGCACACCAACATACACAACATCACAAAGAAGAGTAACAGTACAACATTCACATCATGGTATGCATGATACTGATAACAATGTTGTTATTGAGGGTGTTAAATCTGAAGTATCACCAACATACTTGACATCATCTATATCTGATTCAGATACAACTATACAAGTTAATGATGCTACTGCGTTCCACACTGTTATTAATGGTGCAAACGTAGGTTCTCTAAACTTAGGTTATATTAAGATTGAAGATGAGATTATGTCTTACACAGGAATTAGTGGAACTGGTAAAACTATTACTATTAATGAAAGAGGATTAGCAGGAACTACTGCTGTAAGTCACGCTGATGAAACAGATGTAGAATGCTATAACTTAGATGGTATTCCTCTAATTGAAATTAATAAGACTCATAATAATATTATGAATCCTACCTTAGATAGTTACGATCTTGCAACTTCATCTATTGCTAGGTTGGGTATTAGGTCAGGTGATAACCATGTTATTGCATCACAAAATATTCAGTATGAGATCATTTCTCCTCAGATTCAGAGAATGACTCTACCTAAGACACAGATTACTGCAAGAGTTAACACTATTACAGGTACATCAATCAATGATGGACAATCATTATCACAAAATTCATTCAGTAATACTGGTGAGTTCTATGATGTAAACCTAGGTGAGGACAACTACTTTGTTGCTCCACAGTTGATATGTTCTGCTATCAATGAGTCTGCTGAATTAAGTGGTGCCAAGTCATTTAGACTTGACTTAACAATGTTCAGTGAAATGGATAACGTAACTCCTGTTGTTGATACTGACAGAATGTCTATCACTACAATCAGTAATAGAATCAATGCTCCTAGTGATACTACCACCGCTACATTACCAGTTGGTGATGAACATAACGGTGTTTATATTACTAAGGTTGCTGATCTAACTAATCCATCATCCTCTATTAAATTAATGTTTGCGGGTTATCGTCCATCTAACACTCACATTAAACCTCTATATAGAGTATTACCCTCTGGATCTACTGATCCAATCGAAAGTTTAGGATGGCAGTATTTTGATACTCAAGATGCTAAGATTCCAGATACTACTGAGGAAGTAGAATTTTTCGATTATGAGTATGAAGTCACTGGTTTAGACTTCTCACAATATCAAATTAAGATAGTGTTTGTATCTCCAAACCAAGCATACTCACCAGTCATTAGAGATCTAAGAGCAATCGCCCTTGCTGTATAATGAAAATCCCGATTAAAGACGGAGAGAAAAGACTAGAAGGATGGTACAAGGATGATAGAACTGGAGCAATCCAGTGTTCTGACAAAGCGAAGTATGAACAATACATGAAGCAATATAGAGCAGAACAAAAGAAAGAACTTGATTTAGCCACTTTACAAAATGATGTTTCTGGTCTAAAATCAGAGTTAGATGAGATTAAATCTCTTCTGTTAACGTTAACAAAACAATCCTGATTATGGAAAAAATAGGTCAAGACCAAATGTTGTCTCAATTTAAAGAGAGATATACAGGTCTGATAAATGAAAATCAGCAACTCGCTGAAAAAATCAAACAAAATGAAGTGCAAGCACTGAAGCTTCAAGGTGCTATCGAAGCATTGGAGTACTACAATCCTCCCGAAGAGACTCCAGAATCACCCCCAGAAATACCTGCGGATGATGTAACTGATGAGTCTCCTGGTTTAACTGATTAATGATTTTTTAAGGGGGACACAAGTTCCCCTTTTTTAGTGACATAAATAACTTGGAAGCATGTTCTCATAAGGTTGTCCTAAAATAAAATGGCAAATAGAATACAATTAAGAAGGGGTGGTGCTCAGGAATGGGCAAACGCAAACCCTACTCTTGCTCAAGGTGAATTGGGTATTGAGTTAGATACTGGTCGATTTAAGATAGGTGATGGTGTATCAGCATGGAATACCTTGCGATATGAAAGACCTGTTGAATCTATATCTAACACTGCAAACACTCTTGTACAAAGGGATGCTGATGGTAATTTTGCTGCAGGTGTTATAACTGCAACATTGATTGGTAACTCTTCTACTGCTGCAAGACTTTCATCAACTAGACAGATAACTTTATCTGACGACCTAAGTGCTACAGGAACATTTGACGGATCACAAAACTTAAACCTTGCTGCAGAACTTTCTTTAGTTTCAACACTCCCTCATTATGATGGAACATCTTCTTCATCTGGAACTTATAACAAAGTAACTGTTGACGCAAAAGGTAGAATTACTGCTGCACAAGACTTTACTACAAGTAACAATGGAACCCTTGCTGATTACGGTCTAGATGGGACTGTAGAGGGTGCTTCTGCTCAACCTTATGATTTAGACCTAGTTGCTGTTGCAGGTCTTACAACGACTGGTATTATCGCTAGAACTAGTGGTGGTGCTATGTCAACCAGAACCGTTACTGGAACTGCAGGAAAGATACAAATACAAAATGGTGCAGGTGTAAACGGTAACCCAACAATTAATTTAATTACTACAACTGTAGTACCTGGCGATTATAATACAGAGTCTTTGACATCTGTAAGTGCTGTAGGAAGTAATAACGAACCATTTGGAACTGAGACTGTAAACGCAGTTAAGTTTACTGTTGACGAAGATGGTAGATTACAGTCATCTACAAACGTTCCTATTGCAACTGCTACAGAAGGTAGTAAGTATGGTGCATTTAATGGTGCTACCAATTATGTAAGATATAATATAATTGAAACAGGAGGTAAGGTATATCAAGCAATTCAAGATATTAGTTCTGGAGGAGTTGCACCAACTCATGTAGATAGTTCTGATGCTAATGGTTGGAGATACCTCGCTGCTGCTGCAGTAGAACAAAAAGGATTAGCATCATTTGCTCAAGAAGATTTTGATGTAGATTCAAATGGTCATGTTACTATTGCTCCTGCAGGTGTAGATAATACACAGATGCAAAATAATAGAATAGGTTTTGCAGATGGTAATACAGTAGAGAATTTTGAACTAGATCAAGAATTAACTGCAACAACTGGTTATAGAGGATTTAACTATCTTAATTATGTTAAGGTAAACAATACTTCTGGTAGTCTATTATTTGGTGCAAACAATACAGGAGATAGTGGAAACGGAGAAGTTGATATTAATGTAAGAACTGTATTCAGTGATCCTGATTTCATGTTCGATGGTGCAGGTACACAACAGATTGATAAAACTGGTGATGGTGATTTCAACATAGAACTCACACAAAACACTGCAGTAGATAGAAACCTAACTGTATCTTCTACTAACGCAGGTTCTGGAACTAGCACATTAACATTATCTGCAGAAGATGTAGTAGATATTGATGCCACTGCTGCAACTGGAAAGGTACATATAGAAACAATGAGATTCCAAGCAGACCATATTGGTGCTGTTGGAGACATTTTAATTGACCCTAATGACGACAGAGATGTTAGTGGTCTAGTAACAATTAGAGGAAACTTACAAGTAGATGGAACGACTACAACAGTTAATTCAACAGTCACAACGTTGGATGATCCAATCATTACTCTTGGCGGTGACACTGCTCCTGCTAGTGATGATGGTAAGGATAGGGGAGTTGAGTTCAGATATTATGACTCTCAAGCAAGACTTGGATTCTTCGGTTACGACGATTCGTATGCAGATCTCGGAGGACACTCAGGGGGATTCCGTTTTCTATATGATGCCACAAATACTGGAGAGGTATTTGCAGGAACAGATGCAGGGGTCATTGCAGGAAATCTAAAACTTACAACTAATACTAATTCAACATCTAATACTACAGGAGATTTGGTAGTAGCAGGTGGTGTAGGTATAGGTGATGATGTTAATATTGGTGGAACAGTTGATATTGATACTAACTTAAGAACTCGTGGAACTACTAGATTTGATGACGAGGTAGTTATTCAAGGTGCTTCTAAGAACTTCATTATGAAGAACGGAAGTGGAACTGCAAAAATTACTGCAGGATCTACAACTGGTAACATTACTATGGAAGGCATCCTTGCTGTTACAGGCAATGTAGATGTAAACACTGACAAGTTTAATATAACAGCATCCTCTGGTAATACTGCTATTGCAGGTACTCTAGTAGTAAGTGATGCAACTACTATAAAGGCAGACAATAAGTTCTTCAAGATTCAAACTGCTGCAGCTGCAGATAAATTTACAGTTGATACAGACAATGGTAATACAGTTATATCTGGTGAGTTGAATGTTAACTCAGCTGTTGATCTTGATACAACATTAAACGTAGATGGTGGTGCTACATTCCAAGACAATGTAACTATCAACGCTGATAACAAGATGTTTAAGATCCAGACAAATGGATCTGTTGATAAGTTTACAGTAGATAGTGATAATGGTAATACAGTTATTGCAGGTCAGTTAAATGTAAACTCAGCTGTTGATTTAGATAGCACTTTAAATGTTGATAACGCTTCTACATTCCAACACAATGTAACTATCAATGCTGACAATAAGATGTTCAAGATACAGAACAACTCAAACAGCGATAAGTTTACAGTAGATACTGACAACGGAAATACAACTATACAAGGAACCGTCGATATTGTTGGTAACACAACTCTCACAAATAACTTTACAGTTAATGGTTCTCAAACAACTATTGGTAATGCTAATAGCGATGTTCTAACTGTTAATGCAGACGCAACATTTACAGATGATCTTACAGTAAATGCAACCGTTGACTTTGATTCAACTCTAAATGTTGATGGTCAAGCAACCTTCCAAGACAATATCATCTTGAACGCTGACAATAAGATGTTCAAGATACAGACTAATGGTTCTGTAGATAAATTTACAGTTGATTCTGATAATGGTAATACAGATATACAAGGAA